GATCCGCAGTTGTGGGGAGAGTTCGCCCGCAAGTCGGTGGCCGAAGGCAACACGGTCGTGATGATCTCGCGTCGGCCAGAGGAAGACCGCGAGACGGTGATGAACACACTCGGCGACTATGCCGATGCGTTCTCGCAAGTGCTGCTCATCGGAAGCGAAAAACTCAAGGCTGACGCGGCCAAGGATGCTGGGATCAAGGTGGACGTGTGGGTGGATGACAGCCCGCAGACGATCACCGACACGCCTGCACCAACGCCGAAGAAGCGGAGCCGGAAGAAGAAGGCGACCGATGGCGAAGTATGACCACATCGACTTCACGCCACCGGCAGGCGTTCGCGACGAAGCCGCGAAGGGGCTCGCGTGGCGCGACGAGTTCAACCGCGGCGGAACCGCTGTTGGCGTTGCTCGCGCCCGCGACCTGTCGAACGGAACGAACATCAGCCCCGACACAGCGAAGCGGATGGCTTCGTACTTCGCCCGGCACGAGATCGACAAGCAGGGCGAAGGGTGGAGCCCCGGCGAGGACGGCTTCCCAAGTGCGGGCCGGATCGCTTGGGCATTGTGGGGCGGAGACCCAGGGCAAGCATGGGCCAGCAAACTCACGCGTCAGATCGACGCCGCAGACGAGGAGAGAACGATGAGCAACGCAGTTGAACGCCGCAGCCTGTTGATCGAGGAGAACGCCGATGCCGCCGTGCCGATGCTCGCCGTCGAGAAGCGGAGCATCGAGGGCGAAGGCGAGCGTGAATACATCGTGGCCTACGCCGCCCGCTTTGGCGTGCGGTCGCTGCTGCTCGGCGACTTCTATGAGCGTATCGACCCGGCGGCGTTCAGCATCGTCTCGGAGCGGCGCGGCCGGAAGAAGAAGCTCGAAACGCGGGCGCTCTTCAATCACGATTCAAACTACCCGCTCGCCCGCTATCCGCGGACGCTGTCGCTGACGGTGGACGATGTCGGGCTGCGGTATGAGTTTCCGGTGCCCGACTCCACCTACGGCCGGGATCTCGCGAACAACATCCGCGACGGCATCGTGCTCGGATCGTCCTTCGCGTTCACGGTCGCACCTGGGGGCGATTCGTGGGCGATCGAGGACGGGCAGAGCGTGCGGACGATCCGCTCGGTCGATTCCTTGATCGATGTCGGCCCATGCACGTATCCGGCCTACGGCGACGGCGGTCTTGAAGTCGCCCAGCGTTCGCTCGAACAGTTCCGCCAGCAGCGCGAGGCGGTGGTAGCCAAGCGTGTGCAATCGGCCGCGAAGGCCGCAGAGTTCCGCGAGTATCTGAGGCAGCATGGCCGCTAAGTCAGGCGATTCGTGCCCGAATTGCAAGATCGGGAAGTTGCTCGTGGCGTCGAGTCAACGCCAGGGCGAGTACCAGATTCGGTACTTGCGATGCCGCTGCGGCGCGACCGACAAGCACGTGCTGCCCGCCGCTGAAGTGCGGCGCGTGAAGCTCGCTGGCTAGTCCTTCTTTACTGCCACGCATTGCGTGTGCTGCAAGGTTGCGGGGGCGTCTTTATACGTTCGGGGTAGAGCGACGGCATCGACGCCGGCGCGACCCCGAACATAGGAGCGACGCTCGTGGACAAGCTGAAGAAGCTGCTCGATGAACTGGCCGCCGTGGTTGCCGAGATGGAGGCCACGACGCAGGCCCCGGCCGAGGGCGACGCCCCGGCGATGGATGCCGAGCAGGAGGCTTCCCTTCGTTCGCTCGAAGAGCGGGCCGACAAGCTCCGCGAGCAGATCGAGTTTCTGAAGCGCGTTCAGGCCAAGGAGCTCGAGCTCCGCAGCGTGCTGGAGCGTGCCGCTCCCGCGAAGGCTGTTGCCCCTGCCCCCGAGACGAAGGAGACCGCCGACGTGGAGAAGCGAACCGAGTACGCCGTGCCGAAGTCGCACACCAGCCTCCGCGCGTTCCGTGACGCGGAGACCGCCTACCGGGCCGGAATGCACATCAAGGGCTTCGTCTTCGGTGACGCTGAAGCCCGCCGGTGGTGCAAGGATCACGGCGTCGAGACCCGCGTCCAGGCCGGCGGCATCAACTCGCTCGGCGGCGTTCTCACGAGCCCTGAACTCAGCACCGAGGTGATCCGGCTCGTCGAGGAGTTCGGCGTGTACCCGCAGTACGCTCGCCGGATGCCGATGAACAGCGACACGATGGTGATCGCTCGCCGCACGGGTGGCCTCTCGGCTCGCCCGGTAGGTGAGAACGTCGAGGTGACGGCCAGCGACGTGACGTTCGACAACGTCGAGCTCGTCGCGAAGATTTGGGGCGTGGCGAACCGCGTCCCGAATTCGCTGCTCGAAGACTCGGTGATCGACCTCGCCGACCTCATGGCCCTCGAAATTGCCCAGGCTTACGCCGAAGCATTCGACAATGCGGGCTTCATCGGTGACGGCACCAGCGCCTACCACGGCGTGACGGGTGTCGCGACGAAGATCCTGCAGTCGCCCTACTCGGCGTCTGTCGTGACTGCGACCAGCAACACGACGTTCGGCGACCTGACGATGAAGAACTTCACCGACACGCTTTCGCGGCTGCCGCTGTTTGCTCGCAACCGGAACGCTCGGTGGTACATCTCGCCGGTCGGCTGGGGTGCCGCGATGCTGCGGCTCGCCATGCTCCCCGGCGGCTCGTCCGGTGCCGGTGGCAATTCGTCCGACAACGTCGCTGCCGGCTTCGGCGAGACGTTCCTGGGCTACCCCGTGACGATGGTGCAGAGCCTCGAATCGCGGCTCACCGGCACCACGGGTCAGGTGGCGGCCCTGTTCGGTGATCTGTCGCAGGCGGCTCTCTTCGGCGATCGTCGGGCGATCTCGATCAAGACCGCTTCCGAGCGGTACATCGAGTTCGATCAGACCCTCACCTTCGCGACCACACGCAATGCGATCGTCGTGAACGATCTCGGCAGCACCACGAAGGCCGGCCCGGTGGTCGCCCTCAAGTTCGGCTGATACCTCACCCCTTCTTAGGAGAATATGACAGTGAATCATCTTTCGGCTTCCAAGTCCGTTGAGAAGGTCGAGGTGTCGGTCGCCGGCGGTGCCACGCACTCGCTGGAGATTGACACGATCGGCTTCGCTCACGCGTCGATCGACGTGGCCTTCTCGCCGTTCACGGCCGCTGCCGCCACCGCGGCGACCGCGGCGACGGTGCTCCGCCTGGCCCAGTCTGATGTGTCCGGTTCCGGCCAGACGAACATCAGCGGGTTCGTTGCCGGCACCGACTTCACGGTGGCGGCTGGCAGCACGACCGGCTCGAACGTGGGCTACACGCACCGCTTCGATGTCGATCTCCGCGGCAAGAAGCGGTATCTCACCGTTTACGCCACGCCGGTGAGCTCGGTGGGCGTGGTGACGATCGCTCGTCTCTCGAAGGGCGAGGCAGGCCCGACGTCGGCTTCCGACAAGGGCGTGAACACGCAGGCGGTCGGCTGATTCGCTTGACACGCAGGGCAATCTAGGCGGCGGGTGTGGCGCGCGTCACACCCGCCGCTTTCTTTTGAGGAGTGCCCACATGCTGGTTCAGGTTGGCGATACGAAGGTTGAAGTGCGAGCGGAGGCCGTACTCAGCGGCCCGCGGTTTGGGCCGCTCATCAACGTGTTCGGGTTCATCGAGGCGATGATGCCCCTACACATCCGCCCGACGCTCGGGCAGGGAGCCTACTGGAGCCAGGTGCTCACGCGGATGCTTGAACAGTTCGAGCCGACAACAGAGTACATCATCACGCTCGATATGGATTCCTTCGTGTCAAAGGAAAACATCGAGCATCTGTTCGCCCTCGCGATGACGTTCCAATGCGATGCCCTCGCACCGATTCAGACGAAACGCGAGGACGGTCGCCCGATGCTCACGCTCCTCGACCAACTCGACAACCCGCCAAAGGACGGCACGACCGAAGTGCCAGTCGGGTGGTTCGGTGCCCCGGTGCAACAGGTGGATACCGCCCATTTCGGGTGCACGATCATCTCGACGCGAGCTCTCCGTCGCATGGCAAAACCGTGGTTTCAGGAGACGCCCGATCCCAGCGGCGGCTGGGGCGACGGCCGCCGCGACGCCGACATCGCGTTCTGGGCAAACTTCAAGGCGTCTGGAAACCGGCTCTACATCACGCCACGCGTCGTGATCGGTCATGGCGAATACGTGATCACGTGGCCCGGGAAAAACCTCGCCGGCCCGGTGTACCAGTACACGACGGAGTGGCAGAACACTCGCAAACCGCCGGAGGCTGCATGGAGCGTGCCCCAATGAAGATGATGAGGATACGGATGAGCAAGCCCTACGCGGCCTACAAGAAGGGCGAGATCGTCGAGTTGCCGGAACAGCAGGCGGAGTCGCTGATCGCGTGGGAATACGCGACGCGAGCGGCAGATGCCGACCAGCCGCTCCTCGAGACGCCAGCCACACCGAAGCCACGCCGGAAGCAGTCGCCATGAAGATCCGCATGATCGAGCGTTTCTGCAAGATGGCAGAAGGCACGGTGCACGACATCGACGACGGCCCGGCCCGGCAGTTGATCGCCGAAGGCTACGCGGTTGAGTACCGCGACAGCCCGATTGTCGAGAACGCCCAGGCCGCGCCCAAGGCGGAGCGGAGGGTCGCCGGATGAGATACCGCAGCCTGAAGCGCCTCACCGCACCGGCGGTGGAGCCTGTGACGCTGACAGAGGCGAAAGCCCACTGCCGCGTCGATATTTCGACTGACGATGATCTGATCTCGGGCTACATCACTGCCGCCCGTGAGCTCTGCGAGGACTACCTCGACCGGGCTCTCGTGACGCAGCAGTACGTGATGCGGCTCGATCAGTTTCCGCCAGAGATCGAACTGCCTCGCCCGCCGATGTCGGGCAGCGGCACCACTACCGCCGTCGTGGTCACGTACACGCTGAACGACACCGGGGCGACCGCGACGCTCGCCTCCAGCCAGTACCGGGTTGATCGCGACTCGACGCCTGGGGCGATTCGCAACCTCTACGGAGGCACGTGGCCCAGCAACCGCGACGATCAGAACTCGATCAGCGTCACGTGGTGGGCCGGATACGGCTCGGCTGCGAGCGTGCCGCAGCGTGTGAAGAACGCGATTCTGATGACTGTGCTCGAACTCTACGAAAAGCGTGGCGATGCCCAGTTGCCAGCCGGGGCGAAGGCACTGCTCGATAGCGTCTCCTGGGGGCAATACGCATGAGCATCGACGGGCGATTTCAGATCGACGTTCTGTTTCACGACACGGACGGCGCGAGTTCGATGAAGATCCTGTCGATGGACTCCGGCGAGACGGTGACGTCTGGAAAGGTCGCCCTCGTCACCGGGACGATCGGCACGGCGACGCTGACGTTCTCGCGGCAGCCGATCGCATACACGGCCGCCGACGGCGGCACGGTGTCGTTCAGTTTTGTGGAGCGTGTCGCGCTCCAGGCGAGCCCGCACGTGGAGCTCACGACCGCTCCATCGAAGACGTATTTCGCGTCTGGCAACCGAGTCGGAGTCTACGAACTGACCGGCAGCGAGCGGACGAACACGAGCTTCGCGATCCGCACGACGACCGGCACGGCGACCTACTCCCTGCTCGTCTACGGGTCATGATCGACGCCGGCAAACTCCGCGAACGCGTGACGTGGCAGACTCCGACCGAGACGCGGAACGCGCTCGGCGAGAGTGTGGCGTCGTGGAGCGACTTCACGACCGTGTGGGCGAGTGTCGAAGGCGTGTCGGCCCGCGAGTTCCTGCTCGCCGGGCAGCAGCAGATCGAGATGAGCCACCGAATCCGGTGCCGGTACGTGCCCGGCCTCACGCAGCAGATGCGGGCCTCGTGGCGCGGTCGGACGCTGGAGATCGTGTCGCTCCTCGAGCACGCCAACCGCAGCGAGCACGAGGTGATCTGCCAGGAGACTACCTAGATGGCTGTCGCCGGGATCAATCTGAACATCAATTTCGAGGGGCTTCGTGAGCTCCAGGCGAACATCAAGGCGTTCTTCCCGCACAAGGAAGCGTCGGAGGTGCTCGGAGACGCGATCGAGAAGGCGATCTACCCGGCCTTCCTGCGGCTGGGCGAAGTGACGCCCCGCGGGCCGACGCTCAATCTGCGTCGGGCGGTGGCGATGAAGGTGAAGAAATACCCGCGTGACGGGGCGGCTGTCGGGCTCATCGGGTATCGGCGGGCGGGCGTGGCGCAGGCGTCGAGTGCCGCCGGCGGCAGCGTTCGAGCCGGGCCGGATCGTGCTTTTCACCAATGGTGGCTAGAGTTCGGCACGCAGCAGCGCGTCGTCTCCAAGAAAAGCACGAAGCCGTACGCGCGGCGTGGGCACACGCGTCGGATGCCCAGCGGCACGACCACTGAGGTCAAGCCGCACGTCGTGCAGAAGGGCCAGGGCAAGTACATCGCGAGCAGCTTCAATCGGCTCGGGCCGTTCAAGATGGTCCGCGATCTGAACCGCAACCGCGTCCAAACCGATCCGGCTTATCCGAAAGCATTCTTCAAGGCGAGTGCCGAGCCGATCAGGATTCCGCCCACGCCAGAAGGCGGCGTCGCCGGTCGCCCTCCTGTACAGACAGCGTGGGACCAGACCCAAGGCCAAGTCGCCGAATACCTCCAGCGGGAGCTCTCCCTGCGGCTCGCGGAAGCCTGGGCCGCTCTCCGCTACCGCGACTCCGGTTCCATCACCGGCACTGACACGCTCTAGCCCTGCAAGCCTCCGGGGCCGCCGTGGCATCCTGCGTATATGCCCCTGCAAGCCCCGGAACAGGCCGTCGCCGCTGCCCTCAAGCAAGACCCGGCCGTGGCCCTCGTGGTGGGCGACCGGATCTACCCGGTGCTCGCCCCTTCGACGGCTGCGATCCCGTTCGTCACGTGGCGGCGGCAGGCCGTGCAGCGGCAGCAGACGCTTTCAGGGCCGATGGGCATGCCCACGGTCGTGCTCGCGATCGACTGCTATGCGCTCACGTATGAGGCAGTAAGAGATCTTGCCGACAAGGTTCGCCGCGTTCTGGATGGCTGGGGGCAACAAAAACTAGGAATAGATATACGGCACGTCAGCCTCGACGGCGAGGCGGACGGGTTCGTGCAGTTGGCGGGCGGAGACGCTCCGCCGGTGTACAGCGTCACGCTCACAATCTCAATACTCTGGCAGGAGAGTTAGCGACATGGCCGATACCCCTCATGATGGCACTGGAACAGTTCTCCGGCTCGGCGCGACGCAGTACACCGTCACGAACATCGTCATTCAGTACACCGACCCGAACGCCGATGCCGAGAAGATCGACGTGTCGCATCTTGGTCTCACGACCGGCGCGTCGATTCTGACTCAGGATCGGCCGCTGCAGGGTTCGACCTCGGACACTGGCCGCACGGTACAGTTCGACTATTTGGGCAAGGCTCCGATCGCTGACGCATCGACCGGCACGTGCGCAATCACGATTGGCGGCACGGCGATCTCCGGGTTCTCTGGCGTTGCCTATACGGTCAACGCTTCGACCCTCACACTTGCCACGAACGACGCGATCCGCGGTCAGGCCACGATCCGAATCGCACGCGTCTAGCGCTGTGACGGAGGCCCGTCATGGCAACAGCGTGCGCGGGAGTTACGGTCACGTGGGGCGGCGCTGCTCTTGAAGAGGTCGTTGACATCAAGGTCAACGCCGGCGGTTCGCTCCCCATCGGTCGCGACAGCGTGATCGCGCTTGACGCAGGCACTATAGAGATTGCGTGCCTGCACACGGCGAACGTCTCGCTGGCTGAACGTGGACTGAAGAAAACCCTCGCCTTCACCGGCGGCGGTCTGGAGTGCTCCACGAAAGCCATCTTCCAGACGCTCAACATGGCGGGCAAGGTGAACGACGTTGCTCGGTACAACGTCTCCTATCGAATCGTCATGGAGTGAAACCAATGGCCCTCACGGCAGAGCAGATTCTTGCGGCGGACGATCTCGGGCTCCTCGAGGTCAAGGTCAAGGAATGGGGCGGAAGCGTCTTCATCCGCGTGATGAGCGTCGGCGAGCGCGATGCCTACGAGCGGATGTGGATCGGGAAGAAAGAGACTGGCATCGAGAACTTCCGCACCGAGTATCTGCAGCGGGTGCTCTGCGACGAGACCGGCAAGCTGCTGTTCACGCGCGAGCAGATCGAGCAACTCGGGAAGAAATCGGCGGCTGTCATGAGCCGGCTCTTCGAGCGTGCGATGAAGCACAACGCGATGAGCGAGGAGGACGTTGAAGAACTGGGAAAAGGCTGAACGTCTCGCCGACGAGACAGTTCATGTTTCGTCTCGCGGGGCACTTGAAGATGACGGTGCGGGAGTTGTCCGAACGGATGGACTCCCGCGAACTTTCGGAGTGGCTGGCGTATACGAAATATTTTGAGGCACTTCCTGACTCGTGGGAGGAGACCGGATTGCTCGCATCACTGCTGGCGATTCCGTACTCGCCACGAGGGAAGTGCCCGAAGGGCAGTGATTTCGTTCCGTTGGCAAAGCCGCCGCAGCATGAAGCCCAGGCGGCCGATGTGGTGCGAGAACTGGCGAGGCAACTCGGGATTCTAGGGCAGTAGCAATGGCGACGATTCTCGGGCTGGCGATGAAGATTTCGGCGGACGCCACCGGCGTTCAAAAATCGCTCACGCCAGTAGAGCGGGCGCTGAACTCGCTCGACCAGCAAGCGAAGACGATCACGAGTTCATTCGATCGTTTTGCAGGCTCCAGTTCCGCAGCCGCTGCCGCGCAGGCGAAGGCGGCCGGCGACCTTGAGCGGCTGACGCAGCAACTCCAGGCTGGTGCGATCACCGCCCCTGAGTACGCGCGCGCTTTTGAGGAACTCGGCAACGCCGTCGATGCGGAAGTCGCTGCGTTCGAGCGTGCCGCACGCACGATCGAGGCGAATCTCTCACCACTACAGCGGTATGATGCCGAAGTGAAGGTGCTCGCCCAAGACCTCGAAGCAGGGCGAATCGACCAGGAGACGTTTGATCGGGCTGTTGCCAAGGCGACGGCCACGTTCACCAAAGCCGAAGCTGCAGCGCAGGGCTACGGAGACGCCTTAGAAGGTGCTGGTAAAGGAAACCTCCAGTTCAACGAACTCTCAGGAATCCTGTCAGCGCTTCCCGGACCGCTCGGCAACGTGGCAGGCAGGCTCTCCGGGCTGTCTTCTGCCGGCGAAGGGCTCGCCCGCGTGTTCTCGGGAGGTCTTTCGTCTGGTCTATCCAGCGTCGGCGCAAGCGTGGCCGGTCTCGTGAACCCAGTCACCGCCGGCGTCGCTGCTGTAGCCGGTCTCGGGGCTGCCGCAACCGCTGTCGTGAGTGGGCTCGGCCAGCTTTCCGGCAAGGTCGAGGAACTCGGCTTCGCGGCCCGGCAGGCCGGCGTGGATTTCGGGACGATTCAAGTTCTCGAAGAGGCTGCGACCAGGGCGAATGTGCCAGTCGAAGCCCTCGCCACGGGTATTCAAAAGTTCGGAGCCCGCCTCGCCGACGCGACGAAGGGAAGCGGCGAGACATTCACGGCACTGGAGCAGTTGGGTTTTACGCTCCAAGACATTCAGGCGGCGCAGAACGACCCGACCGCATTTGCCGGCCGGGTTGCGAAGGCACTCGATCAGATCCCAGAACCGGCCAAGCGTGCCCAGCTTCAGATCGACATTCTCGGTCGCGGCGGCGAGAGCCTCGTGCGAGCGTTCGGCGAGATCGAAGGGGCGGCTCAGGCCGTGCGTCGGTTCGGCGGGGCAATTTCAGAACTCGACGCGAATCGTCTGCTCGCTCTCGATGGCGCGTTTGAGAATGTGCAGCGGTCGATCCTCGGGCTCGGCCGAGAACTGCTCACGCCGTTCGTCGGCATCACGCAGTCGATCTCGGAAGGGCTCGCGCCAGCCATTGCCACGTTCGGACGGAACATCGGGGCAGTCCTCGACATCTTCTCTCCGCTCACGAGTGCAATCGGGCTGATCATCAATAATGTGCTTCAGTTTACGTCCGTCTTAAATAATCTAGTTGGCACAGCGCTTGAGCCATTTGCGACTTTCGGCAGAACTGTCAGCGGCGTGATTGATGGCCTTAGCCAGTCACTCACGGCTGCCTACACTCGCGTCAATGACGCGGTGCTCGGCTTCCGTGAGTTCTTTCAGTTTGAAGGAGTCGCTGCCGCGTTCCGCGACACGTTCGCTCAGATCGGTGACGTGATCAGCCGCGTTGCCGCTATTGTGACGACGGCGGTCGGAAAGATCGGCGAGGTGATTAGCAGCACACTTGGTGGCGCGGTCACGTTCGTAACAGACACGGTCTCGGCGTTCACGGAGTTTGTCGGACTGTCTGGCGTAATCGAAGGCATTGGCGCTGTCATCGGACGGGTGTTCGGGTCTGTCTCGTCAGTCTTCAGTACGATTGCCAATGCGATCGGCGGCACTGTCGGTCGCCTGCTCACCATGGCTGAGAACTTCCTCGGCATTGAGCGTTCCGCAGAAGACGCGTCCGCCGGCGTGAATCAAATCACGCAGAGCACGCAGCAACTCACCGAAGAGCAGAAGAAGGGCTACGCCGAAGTCCAGAAGGCTATCGCAGGCAACGCCCAAGCACTGGACAACGCGATCGCCAAGGCTGGCGAGTTTGGGCAGGCTGGCTTTGAGGCGGCTCTGGAGTTTCAGAACGCGCTCGCCGACCTCAAAGAGCAGGCCGACAACAACGAACTGAACGCCGAGCAATACAGTCGAGGCGTGGCCCTTGCGACGGCGGAGTTCGACAAACAAGTCGAGACTCTGAAGCGCGTTCAGGAAGAGACTCGCAAGGCGGCGGAAGAGGCGCAGCGGCTCGTCGATGTAGACCGGCAAGCTTCCGATGCTCTGCTCGAGCAAGCCCGCATCGCTCGTGAGTTCGGCGGCGACAACAC